AGGCTTTGTCCGCCGCGTTTTTCAACGTGCGGTACGGACTGGCGCGGCCGGCGGCGTCGGCGGCCGGAGCAAGCAGTGCAACCGGCGGGATCTGGTAAACCATCGAAAAATTGCGTGCCATGATGGGCTCCTTGCGCAGAACGCGCGTGCCGCCCCCCAAAGCGGCAAGGATATGTGCGGGCGCGGTGGGGAACCGCGCCCGTTATCGTTGGGTGGTAGGCCCGATCAGCGCTGCGCGAGCGCCAGGAACGGCGATTTGGTCAGCGTGCCCTTGTACGGCGTGATGGCGGTGGTCCACATCGGCTTGCCATCGACGCGATATGTGACGCGGAACACGTTTTCATCGGTCAGGAATGCCACGTGCATCGAGGTGGCCGCCTGCACGCCGCCTTTGTCGACCTTCGTATACTGGCTGAGGTCAGCCAGCAGGATGTCGCCCGGCGTACCCAGCGCAGCGTTGTATTCGGTGATGACCACCGGACGGCCATAGAGCGTGGCAAACGGCGCGGCCGACAGCCCGCCCGCCGGCACATAGACGGGCATACCGCCGGTGCCGACGATCTGGCCCATCTGGTTCAGCTGCGGTTCGCAATCCTGATTGATGTACCAAACCGCGTTCTTGCGGCTGCGCGCCCAGCAGCGCGCCCACAAGTTGTCGATGTTTTCCTTGACGATCGTGCCGCTGGCCTGACCGGGCTGCTTCGCCACGGTCACAAGGGACGGCGAGTTCAGCACGCCCAGCGGCATGCCCGCGCCGGTGCCGTTGACGATGGCATCCTCGGTCATGAACATGATTTCTTCCGAGAATGCCTGGCCGGCGATCGTGGTCAGCGCCGGGGCGTCCTGCATCAGCTCTTCGGTGGTGTACATCACCGACATCAGCTTTTTCAGATCGAACTCGATCAGGCGGAACTTCGGCTTCGACGGGGTGACCGCCGTGCCTTCACCGACCCAGTTCGACGCGACACCGCCCCAGCGGCTGCCGGTAGCACGGCTCGTTTCGTCCACGCCGCGGATCTTCAGGCTGTTCGAATTGCCCGAGATCGGAATACCGTTCACCGCGCCCAGGATGTCGCCCATTTCGTGGGCAAGCATCCAGATCGCATTGGCAAAATCGGTCTGCAGCAAAAAGCCGCCGCCGGTTGGGTCAACTTCCGACGCGCCGGTGGGCGCGCGGGTCAGACGGGCATCGCAGGTGCCATCCTTGCGCAGATAGTACGTCGCGATCGCCTGCAGCTGTTCGCCCAGGTTGCGAAAATGCTTCTGCGCGTCGAGTTGCACGCCCCACGAACGCCGGCTTTGGCTCATCAGTTCGGCAAACCGCACTGCCGGGGAAATCGGTCCACGGCTGCGCTGCGCGACCAGATCCTGCGTCGAGCGCCAGGCGCCGGCCGAATTGTCGACGAAATCACCGTTGGCGGACGCGCCGTCGGTCTCGGCCGAGGTGTCGACACCCGCCAGCGCGCGGTTGCGGATGTCGGTGGCACGAGCTTCCCGTTCGAAAACGTTCAGTTCTTCTTCCAACGCGGCGATGCGCGCTTCGCACGCGGCAAACTTCGCCGCGTCGCGGGTCAGGGTCGGCAGTTCATCGGTGGCGTCGCGATATTCCTTGCGAACGTCCTTAAGGGTTCGGGTCATGGGGGGCTCCATCAAAGGGAAAAGACCGTCTCGCGACGGGCCAAGTGCCGGTGCCCAACCGGCGGTAAGGGCGTTCGACTGACGCGGGAGCGTCAGAGGAAGGGGTCAGACAGGCGCGGTGAGTTCGAGCGCGCGGGCCTTTGCGAGGGCGGCGCGGGCGCGCAACGCGCGTTCGGCGGCAGCGTCTTCGTCATCATCGTTGCCGGTGGTCGCTTCGGGATTGCCGTCGCCGGTGCCGTCATCGGTACCGTCGAGCAAATCTTCGATCGAGCTGAGCGCCTTTTTCTGTTTTGCAACGGCCGCGCGAACGTCGGCGGTGGCGGCGGCGTGTTCGTCCAGCGCGTTGCGGATGCAACGAACCGTGTCGGCCGACAGCTTTTTGCCAACGCGCTGTTTGGCATGCGCCACACCGCGCCGGAATGCCCGCAGCGCGGCGTTGTCCGTGCCGGCGATCGCGGCGCGTTCGTCGGGATCGAGATCGTCATCATCGGCTTCGACGTCAACGTCGTGCCCGGCGAGCAATTCGCCGACCTCTTCGATCGTCATCGCGATCAGCGCATCGCCCAGGTCGTGCAGAACCGATGCCAACATGGCCGGCACCTTGCTGCCGTCACCTTCGATTTCCGCTTCATACTTGGCGCTGTCAGCCTGATAGCCAAGCGACGAAAGAGTATAGGCGAGCTGCCCGACCGAATACAAACCGCGCGGCAGCACTGCCAGAGCCCGTTTGCGCGCGGCAGCAGCGGCGGCCTTTTCATCATCGGTCGGGACGGTCGGGTCAGCCACGGTGGTGCCTCCATTGGATCGGGCAGTCACACCCGATGATGCATCGGCGGGGACGGCGCAGATGCTGAATTCCAGCAGGATCGATTTGGTGATGCGATTGCCGGAGCGCGGATTTTTGGGATCGAGCGGCCTGGATTGAACGGGCAGGATGCCGCCGCTGACGCCGCTGATCATGCCCGATTTGACCATTTTGCGAATTTCGTCGGCCTTGGGCGAAATTCCCTCGTCGGGAAATGTGACCTTTGCGGTGATCTTTTCCGGCGTGACGGTCAGATCGGACGCCCGACCGATCGGCTGCGACATGTCGTGATCCCACAGCACCACCGGATGCGCCAGATAGCGGGTCAGATCGATGCCCTGCATGTCCCAGACATCGCCATCAAGAACGTGATCGTCATTGGTGCAGACGATCACCTCGATTTCATAATCCGACAGCGCGGTGACACCGCTGCTGACGAAGCGGCGCAGCATCTGATTGTCCGAACGGCGCTGTTTCATCACGAATCTGCCTGATTGATGGGCTGGTTGTTCACATCGATGTTGGTGCTGGGCTGGCCGGCGCCGGGGTTGTCGCCGCCCATGTCGCTGCCGAGTTTTGAACCGTCGATTTCATTGGCCGGCGCCATTGGTTCATCGAGCCCGTCAAGCGGGTTCTTGCCTTCGGCGACGCGGACCTCGTTGCGGGTATCCCACCCGGTCAGCACGCCGACGCGATAGGCATTGTACCGGGCGGTCAGGTCGGCTTTGAGCAAAGCGCTTTCGTCGAAATCGACCTCTTCGATGTCATCGACCAGGTCAAACGTGAACGCGAACCGCTTTTCCCAGATGTCGGTGTGGCTGGTCAGCGTGTGGTTGCGGTATTCCTGGCTTTGCTGCACGATGTTGTTGAACGAACCGCGCGCCATGTCGCCGACCATGTGCGGAGGCACGCGAAAGATCCGGCAGATTTCGATAACCTGAAATTGTCGCATTTGCAGAAATTGCAGATCGACCGAAGTGATTGTCAGCGGGGTCCATTTCAGACCCTGTTCCAAAATCGCAGTGCGTCCCGCGTTGGCGAGGCCGGAATTCATCGCTTCCCAGTCGGCGCGAATGCGGGCGGCACTGGTATCGGTCAAACGCTGTTCCGTGGACAACACGCCGGACGGCCGCGCGCCGTTGCCCATCAGCCGAGCATATTGCTGTTCTTGCGCCAGGCTGAGCCCGATTGCCTCACGCGCCAGCGCGATCGGCGAGGTGCCGACCAGGCCATCGGCGGACAGATCCTTCAGGTGAAACACATCTTCGTAAGGGATCAACAGCGGCACATGTGCCAGCACGTTCAATTCATGCAGACCCGACCGGGTAACCCACCAGAACAGGCCGCCATCGGGTGCCTGCCACAGCGACACGCGATCGGGGTTGATCGGTACCAGCGAAATCGGATCGCCGCGGCGATTGCGCAAAATGACGGCAAAGGCGTTCCCGCGCAGCAGGTAGCCGATCATCATCATCCGGCAGAATTCCGGCCAGGTCATCCAATCGTTGGGCCGCTTCAGCAGCTTGGCAAGCGGATGGTCGGCCGAGTCCAGTTTTTCGCGCGCGCCGTTCTTATGGATGCCCGAGGTATAGCGACGGTACATCCGAGGCGTCATTTTCGAAACGTCTTCGGACAGGATGCGCACGCAGGCCATGACGGTGGTCGCCTGCAGCGCGGTCTGCTGATTGATCTGAATGCCGGTCGCAGACGGCGCCGACCAGAAATAGCCGTTCCAGAATGATTCCGTGTCGCCGGGGAACCCGCGCGTTGCCAACTGGGCGCCGCGCACCAGGGCGCCAAACAAACCGCCTGCCATCAGCTGATGGCCGATTTCTTGATTGCGGCCAGATTCAGCAACGTGGTCGCGCTGACCGCGATCATGCCGCCGACGATATAGCCGGCGGGATGGTAGATCTGGTAGGCGCCGAACGTGATGGCGCCCAGACCAGCCAGGCCGATCGCATCCCGCACGACAGCCAGCAGATTTTGAGCCGAGCGGTTCATGCGGTGGTCCCGTGTTCAGATGATCAGCAGCCCCCTGGTTTCGTAACCGGAGGCAACCGCATCAGGGTTTTCAGCCATGATCGTCACGGCGTTGAACAGCGCGATGGCTGGGTCGATCTTTGCATCGCCAGCGGTTTGCTTTGTGGCGCGGATCGCGGTGGCAGTGGCCTCGATTTTCAAGTTTGCCACACACCAATCCATCAGGGGCTGATCAGCGTGGATCATGGTGCCGTTGGCAAGTTTGCGTTCGGCGGTCTTCATCGCGGTCATCATGCGATAGCCCTGAGGCGCGCCAATCACATAATCGCGACCAATTTTGGCGTTTTCTTCGGTGATCTGCGCATCAGCCAAAGCGTCGATCAGCTCGCCAAGCCCGGCAGGGTCAACTGCGACGCAGCACAACAGTCCGGCATCGCGAACGCGGATGATCACTTCCATGATCTGGGCGATATCGGCGGGCTGTCCACTTTCGTCGACTTCGCCGTTTTCCAGAATGGTCACCTCGCCAGCGTTTTCCAAATCGAGCAATTTTTCGGCGATCGATTTGCGGCGGTCCAGCACGATGCGTGATGCCCATGCATGCGACCAGGACAGCCACCGTTTAATTTGACGTTTACCGCCGATGCTGCCTTCGCTTTCGTCGGCGGCCACTTTGGCCGACACTTCGACTTCGGCGCTTTCGCGGCCAAGCACTGTCATGCCGTAAAGGTCATCTAGGCCGCCGCCATCGAGGCCGATCACCACCACTTCACACCGGGCAATGATTTCGTCGAGCGTGATTGCCGGATCTGCCCGCTGTTTCCAGAATTCCGCGCCGGCCCAAGTATCGGCCCGAGCTGCCATGCCTGGTTCGACGTTCAAGTGCTTGGCGAAAAACCCGACCAGCGATTTCTGGCCTTCGCGCTGGGCTTTTTCGTATTCGTCGAGCAAAAACTGTTCGTCGACAGACGCGCCCAGATTGGGGTTCGGGATATAGAAGTTCGCCGGATCCTTATAGGCTTCCGACCGGATCATATCTTCCGGGAATTCATAGAGCATGCCCAGCGAACGCGGGGCGATCAACTTGCCATCACGAATGTCGCGAAACCGGCGCAACCAATCCAGAAACACGCCTTCGGGCGGGGCATCCCCCTGAGTCGTCAGCGCGATCACGAACCCTTCAGGTCGAGACGCCAAACCGCCCATCGCCTCGCGCAGCATGTTCTTCGCATTGGGGCGTTTGCCGAACAGCCAAAGTTCGTCGATCAGCAATCCGGTGGTTTTGCCGCCGGCGACAGTTTCGCTGTCGGCGGCCAGGATCTTCAATTGTGCGCCTGTCACGCGGTGTTCGATCAAGCGCTGATGCGCGACCGGTTTCAAAATGCGTTTCAAATCGGGGTGTTCGGCCACAAAATCCATGGCCGGCTCAGCGGAATTCTTCGCGACCTCGATCGTGGGGGCCAGAATGGTGTATTGCGCGCTGTAGCGATCGTTGCGGATCAGCTCGGTCAGCATGATCCCCGCAGCGCGGGTCGATTTCGTGTTCTTCTTGGCGATCAGCTCAAAGAACTGGTTGATCTCGCGCCGGCCCGTCTCCGGGTTGTAAGCGCCGAAAACAGCCGCAGGCAGATCAAACGTCCAAGGGCGCCCGATATCGCCAAAACTGGGTTTGCCCATGACATCGACGATCGGCAGATCGCGAAACACTGCCAGCGCCGCCTCTGCCTCCTCCGGGAACAGAGGAGGGCAGGGCAACAATGACTTGCCGGCAATGATGCGTTCGCGCCAATCGATGCACGCAGTCGACCAGGCCAGCATCAATCAGGCTTTGTGACCGGCTGACCGTTGACGGCGGCAAGGCGAGGCGGGGTGCGCGGGGCAAACATTCCGCCCGCCGCAATGGCCGTTGCCGCGTCTGCTTTGGCGACCGTCTTTTTGCCGATGTACTCCCCAGCTGGCGCCGCCGGCCCTTCCTTCGTTGGCGTTGGCCGGCTCAGCGCTTCCAGCTTGGTGGTGGCGCCGATCAGACCGCCGGCACTCTGGTTGACCAAGCGGTCGATCGTTTCAGCCCGGGTGATCGCCCGGCCGATGCGCAATTCATGAGCATAGTCGGCGCGGAAATTTTCGTATTCGCCTTCGCCGTGGTACCCGATCGCCAGGGCGATGTCTTCGGGGCCCATGCCATAACCAAGATACCGGGTGACCTTGGCCCGGAGGGCTTCGGTGACTTCGCGGCTTGGTTTTTTCTCCGCCGCGATTTTTTTTCCGGTAAAAAATTCGTCCCGAAAATATTTCCGCAGCGTGGGAACTGACATCTGAAAGATCGCCGCTATATCAGCGACGGGTACTTTTTTTGCCCGTAAATCAGCGACTTTTGCCCTGTCGCCTTCGCTGGGCTCTTTGGCCGGTCGTCCGCGTTTTGCCATACGATTTCGACCCCGATTAATTTTCCTCCGCCGTCAAAATCACGCTGCTGAAAAAATCAGTGAGCGAAAAAAAATCTTTGCGTGAG